CCAGTCCTTTGCGGAGTCCGGCAACACTGAAGGATTGGCAGGGGGTTCCCCCCACAAGAACGTCGATTGCTGCATCGGGCCATTCCTTGAATTTGGTCATGTCGCCCAGGTTGGGCACATCTGGATAGTGGTGCGTCAGCACGGCGCAGGGAAACCGGTCGATCTCGGATACGAACGCAGCGCGCCAGCCGAGCGGGTGCCACGCGACGCTGGCGGCCTCAATTCCGGAGCACACACTTCCGAACCGCAGGCCCATCATTCCTCCTGTGCGTTCGGTGCGGCGTCCTCCATGACGCGCTTGGGCATCGCATCCAGCAATATCTGCGCGGCGGCATTTTCGTTTGGGGCGCTGACGACGCGCAGGAACATGACTTTTTGCGCGGCCCAGGCGGCGGCCCAGGCGTCCCTGTCGGCGGCCCCGGCAGCGGACCAGGCGCGTTCCAATGCGTAGCGCGTCGCCAAGCCAATGGCGTAGTCCTGCGCCACATCCAATGCCGCAATCAACCGCGCATCCTTCATCAAGTGCTGAACTTGCCGAGCGCACCAGACCGCGTACAGCCGCCACACTCGGTCATAGTTCACGGATAGGCAGCACCAAAGCGCGTCGTTCATGCCGTTGGATTCAACGATGACCGCAAACGGCAGCAGATCGTCGTCCGCTTTTGTTTTTCCAAGGTGCCGCAGAAGTTTCGTCCAGCCCGATTCGCACGGGCGATGAGCGCGGATGCGGTTCAACGTGGTACAGGCCCCCATCACAACTCCTTTACAAGATATTCTCCGCACTTGCTAAGCAACCCGCGACGAAGCATTATTTCTATGTATCCAAGGCCAATATTGCATTGGTTGCAGAGTAGCCCTCGAACTACGCCTGTGCCGTGGTCGTGATCAACTTTCCACCGACCTTTCCCTCCGGGCGTATCTATACCGCATAGAGCGCAACTATTATTTTGTGATGCCAGCATGGCGGCATATGAATCTTTGTCTAGGCCGTACCGAGATAAGCTTCTAGCAGCGTTGTTCTTCCTCGCCCTCTCTGGGCAGTAGCATTTTCTGCTAGTTGCTTTTACTCGATTTGGGTATCGCGCACGATACTTAGCAACGCGCAGCCTGTCGCATTCAATGCAGGCGTTCCCAATCACTCTGCGATTAGCAATGTGTCCATTTATGCATGGAACGCCAGGAGAATATTGTTTTCTTCCGATAGCTACGGCGTCCTCTTTAGTTGTGCAACAAGTCATGTTTTACTCCTGTGCGTTCGGTTCGGCGGCGATAGCTGCGTCGATGGCGGCTAAGACACGTTCCATTTTGTGCGATGGTGCGTCGTCTTTGCGGCAGTAATACCATTCGCCCCATTCTGCTAGGAGCGCTCGCGTTTCGTGCAGTAGTTGCACCCACCCAGCTTGAGGGGCGCGGGCCTGCTGCTGGCTGGCAAGGTTTATGAATTCTGCTTCCGCAATCTTTTCAATTAACTCTAAGACGGTCTTCCCGGCGCCGATTCGCGCCTTGTCGATCTTCGCAAATTCTTCAGGCGATATCGTGAATCTCTTGCCAACATTTTCCGGTTCGAGAATTTCGTATTCTCTAATCGCCACTGCCTCCCCACTCGTAGCGCGCGATGCGAGGGCAGCCTCGGCAACGTGATGCAAGCGGCGAAGATCCTGCTGCAGATATGCTTCGGGCGCGGTCTTAGCCACGAACCATAGGCCATCATCTTCTGCCTGCTCGCGCAGCAGATCACGTAGTTGGGTGGTCATATCCATGTCCTCAGAATGGGATTGAGTCGTCATCATCATTGATAACTGGCGCTTTAGGTGGCTGAGTAGCTGTCTTTGGCTTCATCTGGCAAGCCATGAACTTTCCCTTTGCTCCGTCCTTTATCCAAGCTGCTATTTCTATCGGGGTTCCATCCGTATCCAAACCCTCCCCCTGGTAATCTGGTTGGTCGGATCCTTCCTTTTTGCGGATATTGCGGAACAGGGCAAAGCCGCCTGGTTTCTGTTGGAATGCCATTTAACCCACCTTTGCTTGTATGCGTGCGTTGCTTTGTAATGTGCGCCATGCATCTATTTTTGCCATTGCCGAAGCCTGAAGCCATCGATATTCTGTATCTACCCTTACAGCTTCTTTATAGCCCTCCAGGACCGTCAAATAATCCGGGTGGCTATAGGCATAAGCCTCGATTGCTGCAACCGTCCCAGAGGCTTCGTTCATCAGCATGGCCTTCTTGCTTTTGCGGAATTCCTCAAGATAGGCAACGTCTGCCCTAGCTTTTGCTGCTGGTGCAGCATTCTTGACCAACCAGTCAAGGGCGCGGCCCACGTCATCATCGGAAATCACACAACACCCTTAGCCGATGCGGTTGCCAGATCGCGCAGCTTGGTCCGGTTGGGCGTCGGGAGTTGCGACCAAACCATGCCGGCAAATTCGTGGTCATCCCGCACCTCTTCCCATTCGTTTAGGGCGCCCATTTCGTTGTCATTGGCGAATTTGTCATTTATCGCTGCTGCAACCTTCATTACCTTGGTGCGATCCGGCATCGGCTTTACTTCATGGGTCTGGGCGTCGGCGTCGTTATCGCCTTCGGTCGGAATACTGAAAGCTTGCATACAGGCGTACTTGTAAGCTGCGGACATGGCCTTGTTTGTTGCTTTATCGCCACTATCCATCGCTTCTCCGTAGGTGGTCACGGTATGGTGCGAACCATCTTCGCTGGCAACAAAATCGAATTCCATGCCCACGGTGACATAAAACAGCGCCGTTCCCTTGTGGTTCGTTCGCTCTATGACTTCGCGGGAAACCACGCGGGGCAGAATGCAAAGTCCATGCCTAGAAAGTAGTGGAGAAAGAGCGTTGTAAACCGCGTCGATTCCCCGGAACTTGTAGCCTTGCTGTTCGTTCTTGCTGTCCTTGCCTACTCCAACCTTGGAAAGATCAGCCTGGACCGCGTTAATAGCCTTGTAGACGCCTATTTTCATAGGTTCTGCGATAGGGGGGAGTGCTTCGCTCATTTCTTTTTCTCCTCAATATTTTTGATCAAATCTTGTATTCGACGAATAGTAAATTGTCCGGCCTTGTATCTTGCATATTCTCCATGCACATCGCCGCCATAATTCGCCCGGTTTGTTGATGGCATAGCTACTTCTAACGCGCTAATCAACAAATCAATTTCCCAAGGAAAAAGCCAAATTTGTTTTTTCATTTCTTTCTCCGATCAGTAATCCGACGATATTCGGCCGCCAACTTGGTTATCTTTCGACGATCTTCCGAACGAATAACCCACGAAAACTTGCGCTTCTCTAGGATTGCTTGCAAAAGGGATGAGGGGATCATTTACAGTACCTCGGTAAGAACGCGCCACGACTTGAGTAATTGGCCGTCAAATACGCATTCAACGGGAACGTTCTTAAGCTTGGATATGTCGTCCTTTTTTGCTTTTTCCAGCAACTCGACAATCTTCATGCATGTTTCGCCAAGCGTGTCCTTGCGGTCTTGTTCGGTCCACTGACAGCCGGATGAGCGTTTCATAGCCCAAGTACCCCAGAAATCCCCAACACCCCATCCATCTCCGCCGAGCGTGAAAGTGATCCCAATGCAGGCATCCTGATAGCCGCCCTTGCCGAACCAAACTTCTTGAATCTTTCCGATTTCTTTTCTCATTCCTGCGCCATAAGGTTTACATGCCGCTTCCCCGTTATTTCCTTAAGGAAAGCATCGGCATCGGTTACGTCAAGCTGGTCAATGCAATGATCCAGCAGCTTTGCAAGCCTAGCTTTGTCATTTCCTAGCCAGCACATCAGATCAAAAGAGACTCGTTCGCGGGGATCTTCTTCGGGCTCGAAGTCGTCGCGCGGATCGTAGTAATAGCTCCAATCGGGACCGATGCTCATGACACTATCTCCAAGAATTTGGTTTTTTTCTCATCCCACGCCGCATCCCACACCGAAGCCCTCGCCGCATCCCACGCCGCAGCCCTCGCCGCATCCCACACCGAAGCCCTCGCCGCATCCCACGCCGCAGCCCTCGCCGCATC